CGGTGTTACAATCATGTTGATGTCAAATTCATCAGCGTTTGATACAGCATCAAGTGCCTTCTTGTATGATGTGTAACCAGCAGCAGATGTTGAAGAGATGTCAAATCCTTGAGTATTACCAGCAACGATGTATGTACCAACTTTCTTCTGAAGATTTGGCTTGTGTCCATCAAATCCGCCTTGGAATGGAACCATGAACTTACGTGAATCAAGCGATGTGTTTGTTGTAAGGTTGATGGAACCAGTATAAGGAGATGTTGATGATGGATAGTTAGCACCAACATTCTGAGTATAATTGCTCAAGTAGAAATCTGCATTGCTTCCAGTTGTCTGATTTGCAGTTATTGGAAGTGGACGGAGATAATTGAAGTTGTCTGTGTTAGCAAAATCATAATTAAATCCGAAATATACACGACGATTATAAGCACCACCGGCTGTTTGACTTGTTACAAACGAAGCAGAAAGTGGTTGTGTGAATGCTGAAGGAACTGTTGATGTGAGGGCACGGAATCCAAAAGGAACAAGATTTTGTGAAATTGCTCCGTTTGCAACTGCGTCTGTTACTTCAACACGAATGTACTTTGACTTGTTAGAGTAATCGCCGTTTACAACAACTTTACCTTCGTCTGTGATTGTTACATATCTGTCACCAATAACACGAGCGATATAACGTGGTGAGTTAGGGTCAAGATTACACTTGAATGTTTCAACGATGTTTGGACGAAGATCTTCATCTTCATATGTAAATGGAGTACCAACAACCTTTGATTGGTCTACAAATCGTACAACAACATCGAAGTCACCATACTCAGAACCAGCGATTGTACCAGCAGCACGAATGTTTGCGATACCAATCTTAACTTCATAGTTTGCATGAATACCGTGTGAAAGTGTTGCAAAACGGAAGAGATTTGTTGAAGCTGCACCAACTTTTTGTGAAGTTATATATGGTGTGAATGCTTCAAGATAATCTGTTGTGAAATCCCAAGGTGGTGTTGACGCAGAACCTGTTTCAATAATAATTGTTGTTGCACCGTCTGTTGCCAATGAAGCAGAAGCGGCTTTTGCAAATGAAACATAGTTGTAAACAGCGTGTGTTCCATAAGCACCATATCCATAAAGGTCACCAATAAACGAGGTGCTTTCAGGATTGATAGATGCACTGAATGGAGTTCCGTTTTCTGATACGGCATTTCCTGTAAATGCGGATGTGTCTGTTGTGAATCCACCAGAAACAGTAAGAACAAATGAACCACTGTTATTTGATGCAAGTAACGAACTAGCAAACAATGAATCAGCAGATGCATTTGTTACAACAAATGTTGGGTGAAGTACAGAAATTAATCTCTTACCATAGCTACCAGTAGCAACGATAGCAAGAGGGTGCTTGAGTGAATAACCACCCGAACCAAGAACTCGCACGATAGTTGCACTACCGGCATTAGTTAGATAGCTCTTAGCGGTATAAGGAAGGTATGATTGTTCATAACCTCCACCAAATTTTGTTACAAAGTCGTTGTATCCTTCTACCAAAGTTGGAACAAATGCTGGTCCTTTAAGGGTTGGTCCTATAAGGGCAGCACCGATTGCTCCGATTCCTTGTGGTAAGAACGAAAGATCCTTTTCGACTGTAAACACGCCAGGACTTACAATTCTTTCATTAGCCACTATTTATCTCCAAAAAAATGATATAATCGTCTCTGATATAAATATAGAAAAAAAAATCCAAATTATTGACCTGATGAAATAAATCTTCCAGAATCTAAATCAAGGACACCATCTCCGTATTTTTCATTTAGGTTTTGAACGAGTTCCTTTTCTCTAAGTTGAATTGACTCGTAATTTTTAAACAATTCTTCTCGGATACCTTCAACTTCTTCTAATCGTTTCTTTAACAGATGAAGTTCGACTTCTATCTGACCGATTTGTGCCGTTGTTGTGGCGTAATTTGATTGTAATTCTTTGACAGACTCAATATCTGGCTGTTCAAATTCTTTTTCAATTTGTTCTGACATAAAAACCTCACATTAATAAAACTGTATATCTATAAATATAGTGATTTTTTTCTAGAAATCATACTACGGATTATCACGTAGTCTTCTTTGTAAATCATCTGCAATTTCTTCCTTATCTTGATTCAAAGACTTGAATGGGTCTCCACCATAAAGTTCTTGGTTTTGACGAATTGCACCATTAATATCTCTTGATGTTTCCGATTCAAAGACTATCTTATTTGGAGCGACGACTCTTTTTGTGGTTACTTCTCCAGCAACACTCTTTGGTAATAGATATGCGTGAATCATCAACTGAAAGTTTGCTCTAACGAGTCTGTCTTGTCCAGTTGAATTTGAATCTTCCATGTTTAACGATTCCAACGAAGATGCAAACTTAAAGAAATTCTTTTCACCGAAAGACTTTCCACCGTAATAAACAAATTGTTCTACAAGCTCGTTTAATTGAGATTGGTATTCACACCAAAGAATAAAATCATAGGTTATGTCAACATAGTCAGGTATTGGTGTTACAAAATACTCCTGTGGTGCTCTTGTTCCATATAATGATGAAAACCTATCATATGGAGAAAGCTGATTGTATTTTTGTTTCATAACGTATGCAAGTTGACCACTCGATGCAACCTTATTACGTCTCAACTGTTGTTTCATGTTTACACCAGAACGTCTAAACGTTATAAGTGGAACTAGTGTTTTACCTTTCTTGTCTTTCAGATACCCGTTTCTTTGAATAGAAGTCCATTTTTCAGAATTAGCATACAATGTTGGAACTTCTATAAGTTGACCATTATCTTCTATTCTTAATTGCATTGTTTGGTCTATAAAAGACTTTACCGCAAAATCAATGTCATAAAGTGTTATACCGAGACTTCTTTTTTTATCTGTGTCTCTACGAACTTGTGTGTGACGTGATTGACCAAAATCAATTCTTGGATTTTCAGAAGAATTTGTATCATCAATAAAAGAATCTCTTGTTCTTTTTATCGGAGCTTTACGATATGGGGATGAGTTTTTCATTAGATATTACTTGGTAAATCATTATTTTCATTAATTCTTGGAGCAGAACGAACTTCTTCCACATGGATTCTGGAACGTCTTGTCAAGTGTGTATTGGCTATAATAGAGACGTTATGTCCCCATCTTTCCGTTGAAAAAGAATAATCAGGATTCTTACCACCGAAGTATTGATTTTCCTGAATTGCATCAACTTCCCAATATTCTCCATTGTATTCTATAACATCACCAACTTCAACATACGTTTCATATTCCTTTAGTAACTCACGGATAAATCCAAAATCACATACTTGAGTATAATCTTGTCCGAATTCAGTTCCTTCGTATGTTTGTTCTTGACGATTAATCAGTGATGGCATTCTAATGGGTTGGTGATAAATCTTTTTATCAGATTCATCGTAAATATTTGTCTTTGTTTCTTGAAGAGATAACTTATACAAACCAACTTCGGTATCTATAATGTCAACTATAAGTTCCGTGTTAATTTTGTGAACTAGTGAGGCATCTCGTCTTCCGTGAAATAATGGCATCGGTTTATCCTATGTAGATTTTGAGTGGTGTTGCATTCAAAGAAACGTTCAATGATTCTACTTCTGCACGTTTTGCTTCAAGAAGTTTAGAACGAGTCATTGTATCCAACATTGTTCTTAATTCTTCCACAAGTGATTGTTTTTCTGTACCAGCTGCTGATAATAAGTCGGCGGCATTAAGTGTGGTTTCTCCATTTGGAATTGGAATACTTCCATACTTACCACGAATATATCCCAAGTTTTCCTTTACAAGAGCAAGTGTATAACGGTAAATCCATTGACGACCTACCGAGTTTATCTTACCATATTGCATTCTGTTATATGGTGCATTAGACATATCCGATACAAGACCAGAAACACCAGAACCAGAAATCGGTTGGTATTTTAAAGGATTTGAACGTTCTTCTTTAACGATATATTCAATCCACAATTTGAAATCTCTAACTGGGATAGGGAATATACGAAGTTCATTATCAATAAGTTCAAATGAATAAGATGATTTTCTCATCACATCATTAAATTCGATAGCTTGAACACGAAGTAAGTCGGCATACATCGGCATCAACATGAATGAAACACCTGTTGAGTATGCACCAAATCCGAATGTATCTAACATCGCCTGATTACCCAAGTATGGGTCATAGAATCGAATAGATGCCGGTGGTGCATAATGATGAACTCTTTTGATTTCGATTGAACTTGTTGGGGTATACACATTTCGAATTATCGAATCAAGGTCATATCGTTGTCTATTCATTGTTATGTCAATAGATGCAGAATGAAACTTTACATTACCGTTTGTAAATGTTTCCGAGCCATATTCCGTAGCCAACTGAATTAAACCGCCCATGTTGGTTGAAACATTTTGGTGTGTTAAATTGTTGTCAACCGATGTTCCCATGATACTCAACATATTCTGTTGAATATTAAATTGATTTACATGGTTAGAATACTCCGAAATTGCTTCTTCAAAACAAGCATAGAAATTACCAGCTTGAAGTTCTATATCCACAAGTGGATAACCAAGACGTTTTGCACACCAATCAGCAACATTATCGGCATCAGTTCGAAACGATGCCTCGGCATCAAAAAATCCGAACGGTGTGCTTCCAGTTGTAAAGGAGCTTGAACCCGGCCAAATTGGAATTTCTACCATTTATTTCTCTTATTTCTGTTCTTCAAAATAGTTCAATATATTGTCAACTATTGGATGACGGTGATTTGTTTTTAGTTCGTACACACCAAGTCCAGGGACAGAGCTGACCATATTAAATAAATATGGGAAACCAGAGTCTTTCTTATTCTTTAAATCGGTCTGTGTTACATCACCACAAATTAACATTTTAGAATTTGTACCGAGACGAGAAAGAATCATCTCCATCTGAGATTTCGTTACGTTCTGTGCTTCATCAACTATAACACAAGCATTTACAAATGTTCTACCACGAAGGAATGAAATTGGTGCAATTTCAATTGTGTTTTCATTTATAAGTTTTTCAATTTTTGGCTTACCATATAACATATACATATTTGCATGAATTGGAGCCACCCAAGGATTCATTTTTTCTTTTATATCACCCGGTAAGAATCCAATATCTTCGTTGGAAACCGTTGGTCTTGTAATGATGATTCGTTCAACTTCACGATAGAAAAGATATTCAAGAGCAATTTGTGTTGCAAGTAACGTTTTTCCCGAACCAGCTTTCCCTGTTAAAACAGAGATGGTATCTCTCAGTATATTAGCCTTTACTTCTTTTTGTTCTGCATTCAACGATAAGTTGAAATGTATCTTGTTTTTTATTTGTTTCCTCCCTTTCTTTATACCTGAAACTTCAATACCTGCGACTTCTTCTTCGAGAATGTATTCTTCTGCGTTTTGATTTATCATAAAAACTCCTACAATAATTTAGAAAGGGTTTCTCCTATAACTTTACCGTCGTGTTTGAGTTCAACAAAAGAACTCTCCATGTTTTTGGACTTATGTGTCCATTCGAATCCAACCATACCCATCAGTTCCATACCACGCATAATTGGATATACAACAGCAGACTTCGTTCCACGTTGTGTGAAGAAGGCTCTTGTTAGTATATCATCTATGTCTTCTATTGATGGGAATATACCACGTTCGGTTGAAACAGATTCTACTAAACCTGAATAAAGTGTTGTTGGTAAATTTTGGTATTCTTTGAACTCTGTACTAACTCCTTCTTCAAGTGCTTCAAAGGTTGTTGATAACTTGTTCATAGAACGACCTGTTTTGAATTTACCACCGTTGTGACGTTGAAGAATAAAAGCACGTTGACATCCATACTCGTAGAGTTGTTGTTCAAGTATTGTCTGGACTAATTTTGATTGAGAAATTTCACGGGTAACTTTCTTGTGTTTATATTCGCCGTACTTGTATTTTAGAAACCAAGACAAAAACACACCCAAGAGTGTGACAAGACTCGATATTCCGAGTTTTACAAGGTCTATGTAATCTGTGAATATATCCATATGTTATAAATAGTTTGTAGAAACTAAAAAGGGTGAACGAATGTCCACCCTTTTCAGAATTATATTTTTGTTACGTTACTGAACGAATATCAGTTTACCTTCTTTCAATTTGAACGAACCTCTTGGTTTATAACCAGCGGTTTGAACTTCTGGCTCTCCACCACCTTCTTCCCCACCAGCTTCCATTTCTTTACCCTTTTCTTTATGAGCTTTTTGGAATAATGGGAGTAAGTTGTTTATAACAGTTGCAATCGCCCATGCAACAATAATAATGTGACATACGTGGAGTGCTGCCATTCCTATATCAAGGAGTGGACCGAGTACGCCAAGAAATGGTTTTACGAGAGATGCAATTACACCAAGATGGTCTGCACTAACAAATGAACTGACTTCTTCTATGATTTCCAAAACTTCACCAATAAGAAGTGTTAGAATAGCAAA